CTCAGAGTCTCTGCATCACTGCCCTTCATGTTGGGATACAAATTCATGAGTTGTTTTTTCTTTGTGCCTGCACTGGCTTTGTTATCATCTTTTTTCTTGGCCGATATCCATTGATGCCGTTGTACGCCCAGGTCTGGGCTCACTGCTGTGGCACATAACCATTGCAGTTTAGGATGCCGGTTAATGGTAAAAAAGTGTTTGTTGAGATAGTGATTGCAACTTTGCAAATAATATTCTTGCAATTCCCGGCCACCTTGCACACTTGATCCCCACCGAATCATGAGAAAGTTTGAAAACTTCTTGCGTTCTTCGTCAGTAAGGGTGTTATAGAAGTCTCGATCCTTGCGATCAAAACATGCCATTTCATTGTGTATGCTAAGTTTATCCATTGCGTTTATTAATTGCTGCCACTGCATCATCTAGACGAGATTTGAGTCTACGTACTTCTCGTTCAAGGAAGTCAATGCGAGAAGCTTGTTCGGCCATTTGATCCTTGATCTGCAACATGGGATCTTTGGTGGGACTAGGTTTGTTTTCTTGTGGTGGACCACTTTTTTCGTATTGTTCCATGATTACCAGGCCTTGCTGTAGTCAACTACTTCGCAATTTCGACTAATGTCTTTTACAAAGTACACGCAAGCAGGTTTGGCATGATGTTCAATTGGTACTGCCAACATCTGTCCGTTGCGTAACTTGGGTGCATACCACGTGACTTCATGGTACACATCCAAGATTTCAATATCGGGAAAACTGGGTCTAAAACTCGACAGTGGGTTAAATTCAAATACCTTGAATCCACGATCGTTGATACTGGTAAGTGGCAACACTTCTAAGTCGCCCAAGTCAGGTTCCCCGATTAAGATCTGCCAGTCCATGGGCATTCGAATTGTATCATCTCCAATACGCAATACCAGGGCTGGTGCTGAAAAACTTTCTAAAAAGATCAAAGGAATATAATGATAGTCAGGATTTTGCGGATCACTATTGTCTAAAATAGCAAAACGCATGTCATCCACTTCCTCTGGCAACGTATCTAAATCGTAAGGAGTGTTATCTAGTGTTAAAATTTTCATAAGTTAAGTATACGCTATTTTAAATGCAAAGTCAAATCTTCATCCACTCAAGTTTTTCTTGAGTATAAGGATAGTTGGCTTCTTTGTAGAACTGTTTACGTTTGGTCAAATGTCGTTTGGCAAACTTGCATGTAGACGTTACGTCCCAGATTTGAACATGGTCTTTATCTTCCGCTTTTCTAATGCCACGACCGATTGACTGAATAACTCTAACAAAACTTTTACCGGGCTCAACAAGCACCAAATTAAATATGCGGGGAATATTAATACCAACAGCAGCCACTCCATAAGTTGCCACAATGATTTTATCTGTTGCATCAGCCACTTGATCATATTCATCTTGTCTGTCCTTTGCCTTGGTTGCGCCCGATACAAATACAGATTTGTCTCCCAGTCGCTCTACCAGCTGACGTCCACACTCGGTACGATCTACCAGTACCAAGGTGTTGCCTGTTTCATTTACTTGTTGTATTAAACTGGCCATGGTGTCTAAACGACCAGATTCTTCCAGCAAGTATTTAAGTTCACTTTGGTAGTCTTTATACTCCACATGATCTACCAATTGCACAATATTAACATGGCAGTTGGCTAATACGCCTCGGTCTTGTAATTCACTTGCTGCCAGTCTTGAAATAACCGGGCCTAGAGCCACATGTATGGCCTGGAATTCAAATTGTTCTTTGGGCACAGTACCTGTCAATCCCCAACGAATAGGCACTCTAGCCATTACGCCTGTTAACAAAGTTTTGAGTGCATCTGCTTTGGCCATGTGCACTTCATCTACAATAACGCAAACTACATCTTCTAAAAAGTCTTGTATGGTAAATTCTGCCTTGCCCGACTTGGTATCTTTAAGCAAGTTATTAAGGCTTTGCCAAGTACAAATAGTGTGTGTTTTATTAAAGTCTTTTCGGTCACCAAAGTAAACACCCACATCTAGTCCCATGTTAACATAGTCTTTTTCTGTTTGCGTCACAAGGCTTTTGTTTGGCACAATAACCACACTGCGTCCGTACTGCTCTACGTTCCAACTCAAGGCTGCAGTCATAATAGTTTTGCCTGCGCCAGTGGCCACTTCCTGTAGGCACTGCGGATTCTGCAAAAAGTTATTGATGATTTCAACCTGATAGTCACGCAACACAATGGGCTGTTCTTCACGTTCATGCCCCTTGGGCCACTTCTTGTCAGCAAAGGTGTTTTCGACTGCAAGATTAAATTCAAATGTGGTACTATAAGTTCTTTGATCATCAAGCTCAATATCGTAATTGTGTTTTTCTAGCACAGGGATAATTTCAGGTAGTAAATTTACATACGTACTACCTCCCATTTGAAAGTAGCTGACTTTACCATCCCACCTTCCAAGTCTTACCGCAGGCAAGTAACGTGCATATGGCACATCATATTTGAATTTGTTTACCAGTACTCGACGAACGTCAAGATCAAGTCCTTCAATTTTGATGTTCACCTCGTCCTGGATTATAATTTTTGCTTGTTTCATTTTGATGCCGCAATAGATATAGTTTTTAAAGTTTTGTATTTTGTTGGTGAGTTGACAAATTCTTGAACTGCTTGTTCATAAAGTTGCATTGCTAATGAACCATTCCATAATGGCCATTTATACTTGATTGCTTCTTCCATAAGATCTATATGTCTACTTACACGGGCTAAAAAATCATAATTAGGATTTGTTGGGTCTATCCAAGATCGTAAATTCACATCATTATTGTGATTAGATAAAAACAAATAATTGTTGTTCACAGCCATTTGTTCAAGTGGTGTGCCGGGCAGTATACTCAAGATATTCAAAGTTTCTATGCCTTGAATAGTTCCTGACGCTACAAATTTTTGCCATCTCTTGAACATGCCAATGGTTTCAGCATGATCTTGCTCGGATTCTGACACATAACCTGTGAACATCAATAATAGTACTTTGATTTTGTTTTGATCAAAATTTTCTAAGTAATACTCAGTGTCATCATTAGTAAAGGGCTTGCCTAATTCTTTTCGTACACGATCGCTGCCTGATTCCAATCCAATGAACAATGTATCGCATCCTGATTTTTGTAACATATCAAAATGATCTTTTGGGGTGCTTTGTTTAGATCTTATGATATACTGCCCCGACCAAGATATAGGCTGTTCAAATTTATACCTTGCAAGTGCATTACACATTGCATCAAAATTTTTAAAACTTCCATTGACCAAACTGTCTGCAAAATAGTATCTAGTTATTCCGTGAGTTTCGTAATGATGTATAATTTCATCTGCAATATTTTGTCCTGATCTATATCGATATTTAGGACTCAGTTTGGCAACATCGCAAAAGGTACAGCTTCTTACACAACCTCGACTGCCAATGATAGCTAATTCTTGCAAGCCCGAATAACTGTAGTTGCCAAGATTATAGTGAGTGTAATCAGGCCAGGGCTGATCATCTAAATTGTCAATTTGTTTGAAATTGTAATTGCCAATACCCGGTCCTTGTCCTACACTCAAGTACATAGGGATACTTTGTTCTGCTTCGCCTGTGATAAATTCGTCAATGACATTTTGTTGTTTGAGCTTTTCACCAAATGACAAAAGATTACCAACATTGCCAATGTATATCAATCCAGCACCACCTATTACAATCTTAGCATTGGTATGTTTTCTCAAAATTGGCAAAAATATCTGTCCAAACTTTTGTGCCAAATATGAGAACAAACTAACAAAAATATAATCAAACTTGTTGTTGGCTAGTGTGTCAAGATGTTGATGAATAAATTTTTCTAACAGCTTTGTTTGCTCATCATTGAATCCAGCAGACTGTTCATAAAAAACATCATCAAAAAAGCTTACATCACAGCATTGAGCGTGTAAAAACTGATCAAGTTCAAACTGTAGATCCACAGTGCTACAATCATGTCCTTGCTTGGTACAGACATTGGCAATGATAGCCCCAGACAACGGTGGTCTATTTTTATCCAACGGGGGTAAATTATAAATTAGACTTTTGATCATGTATTAGATGTTTGATACTTTTTATTTTGCGTTGGATGTATTCATAATCAAATTTGTCTTGTCCACTAAAGTCTTTGTCCGAGTGCTGGTGCTGGACAGTGGGGTTAATGAACTTTTCCTCAATTATCCAATTCAACACAGGAGGTTTGATTGCAAACTGTATGCTACCATTGTCCCACATGCCTGCTTGGCACGGGATCGTTTTGTTGTGCTCTTTGTGCATTGGTAGGCAATTGATCCATGGCTTACCCATGTCTATATTGTCAATGCTGATATTATTTATTTGTAGATTTTTATCTTTGACTATTTGCCCACTGTTGTCTAACATTGTGTCCCATTTGCCATCAAGTCCGTTGGATTTTTGA